ATTATCTCATTCTGGTTTGGTTCAAGAGCCGTGGAAAAGGCTAGGTCTACAAAAGCAAAATAAATGTAAAATTTATTTTCATATATCAGCATTTAGTCCTTTACTTATGCAGCAAAATGATATATAATAGAACTATAAAAAATTAAATATTATTATGCTTAAGAAATCCTTTCTTAGGCACAGAAGGACTTTACACATGAGAATACAGATAGACAAAAAAAGAGACTCTCTCCTTACTGATTATGCAGTGGGAATGTTGAAAGACTTTTATATGCGCCCTGAGGAAAAGTCTCCTCAAGAAGCTTATGCCCGTGCAGCGACTGCATGGTCAACATATAAAGGTGATACTGATTGGGCTATGGCTCAAAGATTATATGATGCCGTCTCTCGCAAATGGTTTATGTTTGCTAGTCCTGTATTATCAAATGCACCATCAGGTGATTCTAAAGGAAAGGGGTTGCCTATTTCGTGTTTCTTGACGTATGTACCAGACACTCTTGAAGGATTGATATCTCATAGCTCTGAGCTAAGATGGTTATCAGTATTCGGTGGCGGTGTTGGTGGTCATTGGTCAGATGTTAGAACTGTTTCAGAAATTGCTCCTGGTCCTATGCCGTTTCTACATACAGTCGATGCTGACATGATTGCTTATAGACAAGGAAAAACTCGTAAAGGTTCTTATGCTGCATATATGGATATATCACATCCTGATATTGTAGAATTTTTAAACATGAGAATTCCAACAGGCGATGTACAAAGAAAAGCTTTAAATTTACATAATGCTATCAACATTTCTGATGCATTTATGACAGCTGTAAAATCTAACAGCGATTGGGATTTATTAGATCCTAAAGATCATAGTGTGAAAGAAACTGTAAATGCTCGTAAATTGTGGCAACGCATCATAGAAGTAAGATTCCGTACTGGTGAACCTTACATTAATTTTATTGATACTGCTAACCGTGATTTGCCTCAACCATTAAAAGATAAAGGATTACAAATTCATGGTTCTAATTTATGCAACGAAATCCATCTTCCGACGTCTGAAGATCGCACTGCTGTTTGCTGTTTGTCAAGTCTTAATTTGGAGCTTTTCGAGGAATGGAAAGGTACTCACCTCGTGTCCGATCTTGTTAAGATGCTTGACAACGTGCTGGAGTTCTTTATTGAAAACGCTCCAGATTCAATATCCAGAGCTCGATTCTCGGCTGAAAGAGAAAGAAGCATTGGCCTTGGAGCTATGGGTTTCCACGCGCTCTTACAAAAACAAGGAGTAGCATGGGAATCAGATATTGCTCAAAACATTAATATAGAAGTATTTAAAAATATTAAACAACATGCAATGGCTTCTACTAAAAACTTAGCAGTCGAACGAGGATCATATCCAGATGGTATTAATTCTGGTGTGCGTAATAGTCATCTTCTGGCTATAGCACCAAATGCTTCATCAGGTGTTATATTAGGAACTTCTCCTAGTATTGAACCATCAAAGGCGAATGCCTACACACATCGAACCAGAGCAGGTTCTTTTTTAGTTAAAAATGACTATTTAGAAGAAGTGTTAAAATCAGTTAATGAAAACACAGATTCAACATGGACTTCAATAATTACTAATAAAGGCTCTGTCCAACATTTGCCGTTTCTAACAGAACAGCAAAAAGCTGTATTTAAGACAGCACAAGAACTTGATCAAACTTGGGTAGTACAACACGCTGCTGATCGTCAGAAATTTATCTGTCAAGGTCAATCAGTAAATGTATTCTTTCCATCAGGTTGTGAAAAATCATATGTCAATAGAGTTCACTTGAAAGCTTGGGAAGATGGTCTAAAAGGTCTATATTATCTGAGGACTGAAGCATCAAGTCGTGCTGAAAATGTATCTGAAAAAGTAGAAAGAGTAGCACTACAAGATGATTTACGTAGTATCATTTATGGTAAAACCGATTGTATCTATTGTGCTAAAGCAAAAGAGGAATTAGAATTGCGAGGCGTTGTATTTGACTTTATTAATATCGACGAAATTAAAAAAACGGCGGCCGAAGTAACTGGCAGGAAAGTTACTAGCGTTCCACAGATTTATATGCGTGGACAATATGTGGGTGGATACAATGAGCTTATGTCTCATTTGAATAAGCCTGAAATCATACCAGAATCAGAAGAATGCATAGCGTGCGAGGGGTAATAAACACATGTCATTAATGGAATTTTCAAAATCATATAAGCCGTTTCAGTTTCCATGGGCGGTTGAACTAGTAAAGAAGCACGAAGAGATCCACTGGGTCGAAGACGAAGCAGAACTATCTGAGGATGTTCAAGACTGGAAAATCAAACTAACCCAAGAAGAGCGTGAATTTGTAACGCAGATTCTTAGGTTGTTTACTCAATCAGACGTACAAGTCGGAGAAAACTATCATGAATTACTTATTCCAAAGTTCAGAAATAATGAAATACGTAATATGCTCTCATCATTTGCAAATAGAGAGGGAGTACATCAACGAGCTTATGCTCTGCTTAACGACACATTAGGATTGCCTGATGAAGAATTTCATAGTTTCTTAGAATACTCTGAAATGTCAGATAAGCTTGATTTTATGTCTCAAGGTAATATTACTACTCATACTGGAATGGCATTAGCATTAGCTCAATCAGTATTTAACGAAGGTATGTCTTTGTTTGCATCATTCGTAATGTTGTTAAACTTTCAAAGGTTTGGCAAAATGAAAGGTATGGGTACAATTGTTGAATGGTCTATTCGAGATGAAACTATGCACGTACAAGGTGTGGCTAAACTCTTTAGAGAATTCTGTAATGAAAAGCCACGTATCGTGAATGACGAATTAAAATCAAAGATCTATGAGATTGCAAAGAATGGTGTTAAACTAGAAGATAAGTTTATCAATCTAGCATTCAATGGATTGACTGAAGTTCAAGGTTTAACCAAAGCTGATGTAAAAACATACATTAGACATATTGCTGATCGTAGGTTATTACAATTAGGTATGAAACCAATTTTCAAACAAAAAGATAATCCACTACCTTGGCTTGACTGGGTGTTGAACGGAGCATCTCATGATAACTTCTTTGAGAAAAGAGTTACTGAATATTCTGTGAATGGTCTTTCCGGTGATTGGGGATGGGATAAAGAAGTCGCATGATAGAATACAGAATGGAGTGTTCGGAGTGCGAGGATGAAGTCACTGTAATTTCTATTGAAGAACCAGAATTTTGTCCAATGTGTGGTAGAAAAACTGTAGAAGTTACTCGTCTTGAAGAAGAGCTTCAGTACGAAGAAGACGATTAAGAAGACCCATATATAACTGTATGAAATGGTTATATAAAGAAAAAGAATACGACGACACCCCTGAAGACTATCAGGGGTTCGTCTATCGTATTACAGAACAAGACACTGGAAAGATGTACATTGGCAAGAAGTTTTTCTGGAAACCCAAAACTCTCCCTATCACGAAAAGTCGTAAAAGGCGCGTCAAGACTCGTGTTGAGTCAGATTGGAGAACCTACTACGGAAGCTCCAATACAGTTCAAAACCTCATCGAGGAAAAAGGTACTGACAATTACAAAAGGGAAATCTTAAGACTCTGTAAGACTAAAGGGGAATGCTCTTATTATGAGGCAAAAGAACAATTCACTCATGATGTATTGCTTTCCGATGAATATTATAATGAATTTATAGGGTGCAAAATACATGCCAAACACATCAGAAAATAAAGTAACAGTAAAACGGCATTTGGCTAAAGCAGTCACATGGCGCTTAATAGCGAGTGTCGTAACAGCATTAATGGCTTTTGGATTTGGTTTACCACCTAAAGCTGTTGGTATGATATTTGTTGCTGATTTAATAATTAAGTTCTTTCTATATTATGCTCATGAAAGAGTATGGTACAAACACATCAAATATGGAGTTAAAGATGTATGAATATAGATGCAAGATAAGAAGAGTCATTGATGGCGACACAGTTGATATCGATATTGATTTAGGTTTCGGCGTCTGGCTTAAAGAAGAAAGAGTACGTCTTTTTGGTGTAGATACGCCTGAGTCCAGAACCAGAGATAAACAAGAGAAGGTTTATGGTAAAAATGCTAAGAGGTTTGTTGAGGCATTTCTGGGTAAGAATGAGGTTAGATTAATGACTGAAAAGTATGACTCAAAAGGTAAATTTGGCCGTATTTTAGGTGATTTATACGTAGATGATGTCTCTTTATGTGAATCTTTGATTGAAAGCAGCAACGCAGTGCCATATTTTGGCCAATCTAAGGAAGAAATTGAGGAAGAACACCTCGATAATAGAGAAAAGGTAGAGCTTATTCTATAAGTGTCCCTGGCGTGAATGTAACCATATAGATATACACACCACTGCAACGAGGGTCACGAGAGGGTCCCTCTCAGCACTACCCAATAATAATGAGCAGATAGTAAAATAATTGTTTACTTTACATGAAAACTATGGTATAATAATACTATAAAATGAACAAAAGGAAAACAATATGTACGAAATAACACTAAATATATCAATAAATTTACACATGATAAAAGACTTTGCAAAAACTCACGGATGTACTGTAAAATCCATGGGACCTCACCTTCATCTCTTTCAATCTGAATCTTGGGATATGTTACACGAACTTGCTGAATCATACTTACAATATGATCCTACTGATGAAATAAAAATGGTTTGATATGAAAATAGTTGTGTACTTTACTGTAAAAGTATGGTATAATATACTATAAAATGAATAAAAGGAAATATAATGATTTTAGTTGATTACAATGGCATTGCGGTAGGCAATATAATAACTCAGAAACTTGATCTAGATGAAAATCTAATCAGACATATGATTCTGAATTCTTTGCGTATGTATCGTAAAAAGTTTGGCAATGAGTTTGGCGAATTAGTTGTCGTATCGGATAACGGTGGCAACTGGCGTAAAGATGTATTTCCTCCATACAAATTCAAACGTAAAGATGGTCGTGAAAAGTCATCTATGGATTGGAATGAATTGTTTCGTATTACTAATATGGTACGTGACGAAATTCGTGACAACTTCCCCTACAAAGTAGTACATCAATACGGTTGTGAAGCCGATGATGCTATTGCTCATATTGCCTACCAGACTGAAGAGTTTGGCCAACATGAACCTATTATGATTGTGTCTGCTGACAAAGATTTTGCTCAGTTACAGACTATGAAACATGTAAAACAATATTCTTCAATGACTAAAAAATACATTGTAGAACCTAACCCTCGCTTGCAATTGATGAATCTCATCTTATCTGGCGACGGCTCTGACGGCGTGCCTAATGTCCTTTCCGACGATAATGTTTTCCAAGAAGGCCGCCGTCAGACTCCACTTTCTGCTAAGAAGAAAGCTGCATTAATGGAAGACATCCATGCCTTAGGTGACACTGTATATCGCAATTATCTAAGGAATAAAAAATTAATAGATTTATCAGAAACTCCACCCGCTGTAATTGAAAATATTATAAATAACTTTAATGGACAGGACCCGGCTGCTAATCGCGCTAAGGTGTTTCCATATCTCGTTGAAAAGCGATGTAAGAATCTGATTGAAAGCGTACAGGAGTTTATATAATGGCAACATTATCAATCTACGAAGTTCTCGAATTAGCTGCTAGGAAACGTCACAAAGAGCAGAAAATCGAGGTATTGCAACAAAACGAATCATGGGCCCTTAAGGACGTTTTGAGAGGAACCTATGACAACAATGTAAGATGGAACCTACCCGTAGGAACACCGCCATTTACCCCAGCTCCAGAATACAGTCACCCAGCAAATCTTTTAAGAGAGAATACTAAATTTCAGTACTTCCTCGTGGGTGGACCTGACATGCAAGGGTTTAAAAGAGAGTCTCTTTTTATTGGTGTACTCGAAGGAGTCCATCCTAAAGATGCGGAGATAGTTATAAACATGGTTAATAAAAAAGCAATCGAAGGTATTTCAAAACCAATTGTAGAGGAGGCATTTCCAGACTTAATTCAAGACAGCGAGTAAATCTTTCCAATTCAAACAAAGGAACTAATATGTCACAAAATCAAGTTGAAAGACTCAAAAAAGATATTGAAGACCTAGAAAATTATGCAAGTCGTTTGAAAAAAAGAGGGCAGAAAGACCTCCTGTCGAAGATACAAGATAAATGCAATTACTTGAGAAATCACGTTGAGGGCGCAACTCAGCAAGCCCTGTAAAAAAGTGTTGTACATTCTGCACAAAGTATGGTATAATATAACTATATTAAAATGCAGAATGTACTCTACACGTTACATTATATACTATAATGTATAATACACATTACATTATATACTATAATGTATACTCTAGTATACAATGTAAACCATATGAAACAAATTGACGGAGCAACTATATTATGAATATCTTTATATTAGATAAAGACCCCATCAAAGCAGCACAACAACAATGTGATAAGCATGTTGTTAAAATGATTGTCGAATCAGCACAAATGTTATCAACTGCACATCGCATGCTTGATGGCTTTCTCACTAAAAAACCTAGTAAATCTGGTAAACGTATGGTTAATCAATATGACCTATACTTAGGTGCTGATGACCTTGAAGCTGAACTGCTCTTCTATAAAGATGTACACCATAATCATCCATGCACAGTGTGGACTCGTGAAAGTAAGGCTAATTACAATTGGCACTGGCTACATTTTAAAGCTCTTTGCGAAGAGTATAAGTATAGGTATGGCAGGTTTCATGCAACTCACGATAGGTTGTTATGGCCTTTGCAAATTACGCCGAAAAATATACCGGATATTGAAATGACGCCGTTTCCTTTAGCAATGCAAGCATTCCCAGAATGTATTCATCCTGAAGATCCAGTAAAGTCATACCGCATGTACTATAAAACTAAACGTGATCGCTTCAAGATGGTATGGTCTAAGCGTCCAACACCGGAATGGTTCAATAATGCCAACTTATACAGTTAAAAATAAAGAAGGAACAGAATGGGATATATTTTGCTCTCACAAAGAGCTAGTCGAGAAGTGCGAAAAGGATGAGTTACAGCAAGTTTACAAATCGCTCAACATCATATCCAGCCAAGAAGGGGACACGCGGAAAAAAGCCGGCGGTGAATGGAATGACTTACTCAAAGCAGTCAAAAAAGGATCAGGACGTGTCAACACGATCAAAACTTAATGAAGACCCTGTAGCAAGACCCGGTAAAGGTACTAGCAATAAGATGACTGTTAGTATTGAAGATCTTCTTGAATATGGTCCTATCACGGCTAATCAAGAGATTGTATTTGAACGATGGGATGAAGGTGATCATTTAGTATTGTCTGGTTCAGCAGGTACTGGTAAAACTTTCCTTGGGTTATACTTAGGACTTGAAGAAGTCTTAGATAGAGAAAACCAAAAAGACAGGTTGATAATTATTCGATCAATGGTCCCTGTTAGAGAAATGGGTTTCCTTCCGGGATCAGCCGAAGAAAAGAAAGAAGTTTACACTGTACCGTATAAGAATATTTGCATGGAGCTCTTTGGAGACAAAGCAGCATACAACAAAATGATTAATACAGGTCAAATTATATTTGAATCCACTTCTTTTATTAGAGGTGCAACATTTGATAATGCAGTGATAGTAGTTGATGAAATGCAGAATTTGAGCTTTCATGAACTTGACTCAGTTATAACTCGAGTTGGTAACAATTGTAAGATTGTTTTCTGCGGAGATTATAGACAGTCTGACTTTAAAAACTCATCTGAAAAAGATGGATTGATTAAGTTTCTTCATATTGCAGAACAATTAAAGAATTTCTCTACGGTTGAGTTTGGATGGGACGATATTGTGAGGTCCGATTTCGTAAGAGATTACATTATGACAAAAGAAATGTTAGGATATTAAAATGTCAGCAGAAAATTACGAAGCTTGTTTAGAAATGATCTTGCATCATGAAGGAGGTTATGTTAACCACCCTTCAGATCCAGGTGGTGAAACGAATCTTGGTATAACTAAAAAAGTATACGAAGAATGGGGCGGTACGAAAGACATGAAAGACTTAACAGTCGATGATGCAGCACCGATCTATGAAAAGAATTATTGGGCACGTACAAAATGTGATCAAATTCCTAGTGGATTAGA